CAAACAATTGACCCTGGAACGCCCCTGACACACCAGTAGTACATAAGTCTTGTGAGTAAGACATGATACTAGGTGCAATAGCCGAAGCTGGTGGAGAAGTTATATCTTGCTCTATTTTTTGATTAGAGTTTGAATTATTGTTATTAGTATTAGTTGCAGTATTATTATTGGTATTTACGTTTTGATTGTTAGTGCTAACGTTACTGGTGCTAGTACTAGTGTTATTGCTAGTAGAACTATTAGTATTAGTATTACTATTTGTTATATTTTGAGTAGCAGTAGAATTAACAGTACTAGTGCTAGTGTTGTTGCTAGTGCTTGAATTAGTGTTGGTATTTGTATTAGTAGAGACATTCGTATTATTATTTGTATTGGTATTATTATTTGTATTGGTATTTGTCGTAGTAGTAGAGTTAGTAGTGTTTAAACTATTGCCCTCACAATACTGTGTACCCATAGTACAGTCACCTGTCTGTGCTGCCTGAACGGTTATTGACATACCTCCTATAGCTCCGAGTAGCATCCAGCCACTTAAGGAGAGAAGTTTTTTCATTTAAAAATATTATACAATATCTAATTACCAGATTCCCACTCTTTTAAAGTTTTCCAATATTTTTTTAAGCCTTTAGCTACATAACGCCAAAATTTTTTCATACCATCGGGGTTAGAGTTTTCTGCTACTAAAATTAAAATACAAAGACTAAGTGTCGTCAGTAATATAAAATTCATTTCCCATAAATTCATATAAGGTTCTAAAGTCCTCTAAAGTTAAAAAAGGTACATTCTTCCTAATATGCAATTTACGATATTCATCATAAACTAATTGTAATTGTTGTTCTCTATATAATATCACTCTGGTCTTGTAGGCCAAACTACATCACCGTAATTGTCCGAATTTGTATAGTTAGAGGGTAAATTTCTTAAAGCTTGTCGATAAGCAGCCCATTCTGCTTTTTTTTCATCAGATAAAGGACTATCTGCAGCTTGAGTCCAATCAGATCTATTTAGCAAATGATCTCTTTGATCTCTCAAAATAACGAGTGTAGCTGGGAGAGTTTCAGGATTCCATGAGCCCATTTTACAAACCTAAACCAAAAACCATGAGAACCCCGCTAATTCTTAATGAGCTAGTACTTAATCCTAGATCAGCAGCAATCGTTGCATTTTTAGTGCCCGCATACATTTTTGCAATAAATGTAGTAGATGTTGCTAAGGTTATTTGATGGGCTAATGTAAAAATATCATTTGCTGCTGCTCCTGATACATACTGAAACGTACCACCAGTACTACCTGAAAGGGGAGTACCACTTGAGTCACAAATAGTAATAACAATTACTTTTTCTTCATCACCATCAAAAACACCATTTACACCATGATGAGCAAGAAAAACATATTGCTTAGATCTACTTGTAGTAGTAAATGTTACAGTAGCTACCTCTGACAAAGAGTTTCCAGCACTATTAAGATGGTAAGGAACCGAAGTAAGATACTCAGTTAAACTACCACTTGTAGCAAAAAACTTATTAACATTTCCAGTGCTGTTAGTGCTTTGTGATATTTGACCTGTTCCAGCCGCAATATTTCCTGCAGAACCTAAAACACCCTTAGAAGCTACATCTAAACTACTAGCAAGAATTTTAGTAGCACTTAGGTTGCTTATTTTTGCATCAGTTATAGAAGAATCTGCAAGAATAGCAGAAGCTGCAGTTATTGCTCCAGCTTGTATTTTTGCTGTAGTAACAGCACTAGTAGCTATTTTATCTGCAGTAATAGCAGAAGCAGTTATTTTATCTGTAGTAACTGCACCTGCTTTTATTTCTGCTGCATCTATAGCACCGGCAGAAATAACTGTATCAGCATTAGCGTCAGTAATTTTAGAAGTAGTGACATTAATAGCACCAGCAAACTGTCCAACTATATTAGAAGTAGATACGTGCCTTACCCAATAATAAAAATTAGAATTAAAATCTACTGTATCTGACCAAACTTGTGCTCTAGTTGTATCAATACGTATTGCACTACCTAAATCATTACTAGTGTGACGCCAGACTTCAGTAAAAGCAAAGTTACCAAACTGTGCTAAGTCCCAAGATAATATAATTTTTTGAAAAGTACCTGCGCCTGCAAGGCTAGTAACGTCTGGTGGTACTGCAAGATCAACTAAACCGTCAATAGGTACAAAAGTATTAGGAGGTGTGCCAGCGTTTGGGTTAAAAGGCTCTTCTAAAAAATTTTCCGCTAAGCCAGAATCAATAAGCTCTCGTACTGTTATAGCCCTATCTTTAGGGTCACCTACTCTACCTAACCTTACTTTTAAAGCTTCATCAACAGCATTTAAATAAGTTTTTAACTGTGGGTCAGTATTAGAAGGAATAGGTGGTATAGCGGGTAATTTAGTTCCTGAACTAGCCATTATATACCTCGTAGTTCATCAATAGACTCCCCAATACAAATCTCATTTATAGTATGAGCGCCTGATACTTCTACTGCATAAGTTTTATGTACGCCCGTAGGTAGTCGTAAAATTGGTTCAGTAATTGTAGTAGCACTGAAAGAAGTAGGTGCAGAACCTGTGACACTAAACACCGATCCTGAAGCAGTAATTGTAGCATCAAAAATTTCTGTTCCATCACCAAAAACTTTTACCGTTATACCTGACCCAGAGTATGCGTCAGCTTCTACTTTTACAAAGTTCATACTAGTAGGCCTAGGTAAAACAAATTCTTTAGTTTTAAACGTTTGAGTGTTGTTAGTTGTACTACCCTGAAAAAGTTCAACTTGTGCATTACCACCACCAGAGTCGTAGTCAATAAGGTACAGTTCATTATCGTCTGGGTCAGTAAAACCACCTTGGGCGTGTCCAGTTGCTATAGAGCTAAGGTTAGTTAAAGCATTTTTACCTGCACGATAGTCAAATAAAAATGCACCGTAGTTAGAACCATCATAATATTGACCTATATATCTACCCTGCCAAAGAAAACCTTTAATAGTAGCGGGATAATATTGAGCTTGCCATTGTTTTGGCGTAATTATTCCTTGCGTAAGTATAGATATCTCACTACCAGAAGCTCCTACTAGACCATCAGGTGAAGCATATATAGCAACATCTCCCATATCAACTAAAGACTCTTTATTTAAACAAGCTTGAGCTGCCTCCATACGCGTTACGCTCATTGATTGTGGGTCTGTACCTGCAGCTATGTAAGGTGTACCTTTTGTAGCTATAAATAACATTTGTCCTGCCATAGCAATACCAACAATCTCTTCTTCAAGAGTTATACGAAAAGCTACGGGCCAAGCGTGTGGTAAAAATGGTTCAGAAAAACATAATCTTTTCCCACTAAATCCAGCAAAAATACCGTTTGCCATAGCTGTTAGACCTAACATCTGCCCGTTCGGGTATGTGCTACTGTCATCGTCTGGTGGCGCAATATGAAAAGTACTAGGGATAAGTTCTGCTAAGGCATCATTATTTAAAGCATCGGTAGTGCTAGCAGTAGCTAAAGATACTTCTTTAACAAATTGAAAGTTAGTTGTGTTTGACCCTGTATTAGATCTATAAATACGTTTGTTAGCTAAGTTAGTATTACTTTTAGAAGTAGAAGTATCCATCCCGGAAATAGTTACAGTTTGCCCGTCTACTTTACTTAATACTGTAGAAGCTGGTGAAGGAGGACCTTCTTCCCCAAAAGCAGAAACAAAAGTATAAACATAGGAAGTGCTATATTGAGTCTGCGTACCATCATCACTACCAGAGGTTATACTTGTACTTGCTGCATTTGCTGGTGCTGGTATACCTAACCTAAAAAAACTCCTTGGGTACGCACCCGAACCAGATGCCAGGAGCTGTGTAGAACTAGCCATTTGGGGAAAACCCTGTCCAGTCCAATACAAACGATCAAAAGCATCATCTGCTATAGGCCCTGGTTGTACATTAACAGCAGCATTAAACTCAAGGTTGTACACTGCCCCACCAAAATCATACCGATATAAACCAGCTCTAGCTTGTTGGTTTAAAGTAGCGATAGTGCTGTTTGCTGTAGTTGGAGTTAGTACGCCACGATCTAAATCAGTGTTAGTAGCAGTTTGACCTAGTTCATTAGCTAGTAGTCTAGGTGCTACTTGTGGAGCGATCCCATTAAAGGTAATTAGTTTGAAGTACGCCATACATTATTTATTTCTATGTACCCCTTTCATTTTTTCATATGACCTTAAGCCACCAAGCCCGAGCATGCCCATAAGGATAGTGCTAAGTTGTGAAAATTCAAATTCAGGCATTGGGGTGTCAACTCCTGCTAAAACTAAAACAAACGCTAATATTGGTGAAAGCACAAAATGATAAGCCAGTGCAACACCACAAGTCCAACCAACAAAGGGCCTCCAGCCTGCAACAAACATACTTTGGTGAGCTGCTTCTTGTTTGTTTAAGTCTATTTGTGCTAGGTTAGCTGAATGAAAAGCTGTCTTGAGCTCATGCTCTAGTTTAGCCTTTAAATCTTTATCAGCTACAAATTTGTTAAGTACTGTACCTGCTACACCTACTATTGATTCTGCAATTGCCATATCTACCTCCTTATCTTAAAAAATATACAAGTAAGCCCACTCCTGAACTTACGCAAACCCATAAAAACCTTTCAACAAAACTAAAAGAGCGAGTATTTAAGTTGCTGTTATTTTCTACGGCGTCTACTCGTTCTTCCATTTTGTCCATTCTAATAAAAAATCTATCGTTTTGTTTCAATACTGTTGCTACCCTTTCTTCAATACGAGCAATAGACACGACAGCATCCGCCAGTCGGTCTATTTTCTGTTCTATCTTTTCTAGTCTTTGATCTTGTGAATCACTCATAACTCCAAACCCAAGGCCTAGGTCTGGAACTAGTCGCTTCAAGATTATCTAAATGTATAAATCTAGAGTCGCCATGTTGTTTCACACCAAGCCC